TTCACGTCGGCCAGAATCTCATCAGCAGTCTTGTCGGCCCAGAACGTGGAGCCGGAGATGCCGGTGGCGACAGAGCCGGAGGTGACCGAAGCGTTGTTCAGAAGCCCGGTGGCGCCAACATCGCTGGAACCGATGTACACCATCTGGTCGGTGTTCATCTGATACATGATGTTGAGGGCGTCAAGCTTCTGAGCGTCGATCGGCTGGCCCAAGAGCTGGGAGCGATTCAGTTCCACAGAAGTGTAGCTGACTTCACGGCCCAAGATGCGCAGGGGCAGAACAGTTTTCTGCCCGTCGATCGAGACGCCCGGGATAGCAGTCGTCTCAGGCGAGAGCCACGGCATGTTTCCGCCGCTGGACCCATCACCATTTTTCAGGGTGCCGGGACCGGCGAACGAAGACTGGATGAAAGACGTGCTCTCATCGCTCATCGTGATGCCGGGGCGCAGTTTGATATCGCGGCTCCAGCTAACGCTGGTGAGCGGCATGTACAGCCTACGGTCGAGATTTTCGAGCTGATTGACGTAAAACGCCAACGCCGAATCTTTGGTTTTGAAAGCTTGTCTAGACATATATTTTCAGTTTCCTTTCAATTACTGAGCGATGCGGATTTCGGCGTTACCTTCGGCGTCAACATCGTCAGAAGCCCACGTCCAGTTTCCACAAATGGTGCTGGACAGAGCGATATTGTTTCCACCGTTTGCGGTGGTCTCAAACTGACCGACAGCGTGACCGCTGGAAGCCGTCTCAACGATATAAACCGGCTGTCCGCGAACCGGGGTGCCCGCGTTCACTTTGACAGTGGCATAGCCACGAACCATCAGACCTTGCGGCTCAGATTGGTTCGGCTGGAAGGTGCCAGTCGATTCGTTGGAGCTGCTCTGGCTGATACCAGGGACAGCACGGACAAGAAGTCCGCAAACAGCAGATGCCGTGTCACCATGGGCGAACGGGGTAACCCCGCCCGATCCATATTTCATCGCCACACCATAGTTCGCCGGGAAAGGCGTAACCAGCATAGCCGGCTCAACATTGCTCTCATCAACGCGGCTCACATCACCGATGACGCCGCTGGGGGAATTGTACAGATACGAAGTCATTTTCTTTTCTCCTGTTTATTTCTTTCTGTTTGCCCAGAATTCTGCGTTCTGTTTGTTGAGTTCCTCCGGAGTCAAAGGTTTTGACGCCGAGAACTCACCAAATTTCATGAGCGATTGGATAGCATCACCATCACGGGTACGCTCAAGCCCCGTGCCGCGCTTGAACTTCAGAATTTGGGCCGTGGCGCGGAAAATCGGGATCACGTTGTCCTTGTCAAAATTCGGCTCTTTGCCACCCGTGACAGAGAGAATTGCTTCCTTACCGTCTTTGGTGCCAAAGGCCACTTTGAGGGCCTTGCGCTCAACGTCCTTTTGTTTGACGTCAAGATTCGGGGCCAGGATGGCAACCAAGGCGGCCGTGTCACCAGTGTACTTCTTCTGGCTGTTCTCGCCTTCGGTGCCTTCAAGAGCGGCGTCGCTTGCCATCTCTTCTTCGGCCATCATGTCATCATCCATCGCGGCAGATTCTTCCGGCATGTCCTCATCTTGGGCGCCAGCTTCCGCACCACCCAGTTGCTTGATGAGCTTTGCGAAAGAAGCCTCAAGCATTTTCACGCGCTGAAGAATGTCACCTTCGGTCTCATTCTCAGACTTCTCTTCGCCCGGAGCAGGTTCTTCGCCTTCATCCTCACCACCCATCTGGGGGGCTTCTTCATCCGGCTGAGCTTCTTGAGCCCCGCCTTCATCTTTCTTGCCTTTGAGAAAGGCGTCCATCTTGCCAGCGAAATCTTGGAACGCTTTGGCGAAAGAGTCGTAAGCCTCTTTGTCAAAGGTCTTCATTTCTGTGTCGCCTTCTTTTTTGCCCGACGTGGTTTGCCCGCCGTTCTTATCGAAGGACTTCATCTCCGTATCGCCCTCTTTGGTTTGGCTGGCCTGAGGGGGCGATTGGCCGTCTTTGGTTTTTCTCTCTTTGGCAAGCGCTTCATCGGCCGTCTTGCTGAGAGCTTTCAATTGCTCAACAAACTTTGCGAACATGCTTTTTCCTTTCTGGTCATTGATCGCGTAAGCTGCGCCTGCGCGTCCTTCCTCAACAAGAGCAAGGTGATTTCCAACAATTCTGATTTGCTTTCCTTTTCCTTTGCCAGTTTGCTCATACTCAGCTTCGTAACCACAGGACACTTCGCGAAGCCCGCTATTCACCAGCTCAATCGCGTGCTCATCCGTGATGAGAAGATCAGCAATCAAGCTCTCTTCACCATTTTCATCCTTTTCCGGGCCACGCCGAACGTTCTGCACCATGCCCTTGGCAAGTATCTTCCAGTTCTCAGGCGTCACGAAGTTCTCAGGGTGGCCGATGGTGATGGGCTTTCCCTCAAATGAGGCAATCGTGGCCGCGCGAAAGACTTCTTCTGAGTCACGGTCAATGTGCACGCGGCCATCATCGCCCGTCTCAAGAGGCGTTTCACCAGGGCCGTACTCCATGATGCCGGTTCTCGCGATGGGCACGTTGAGACACAGCAAATACCCCTCAGGGGTTTTGCGAATGTTCTCAGAGATCTTGCCGGGGGTGAAAAAGCGGTTCATTAGGTGTCAGAGAGCAATGCAGTACGAAGGGCGTTGATCGCGTCTTTCAGAGCGTTGATATCAGCAATCACCGTGACAAGCGCGGCATTGACAGCCGTGTTCACGGCCGCATCCGTGTAAGTGTTGCTGGTGGACAAAGCGATAGTGACCGCATTGGCCGCTGCCGCCGGATCAGTGGCCGCAACCGCTGCAACTGGATAGGCTTGGGCAGCGTCACCGCCAACGACGACGTTTTCCGAAGTCTCACCGTATTGGTTCGTGAGATTAAGAGTGGGTAAGCTCATTGTAAATTTTTCTCCTCATGTTTAAGTTAAAGACACTTTTTATCTAAATCAAGTTTATTCCGTGTCATCGAAGACAGGGTCTTGAAAGCACCGACAATTTGGGAACGTGCCCGCGTGCCCCGTCGTGCCGTCGATCAAATGCGGGGGGTTATCGTAAGACACGAATTTTCCATTCATTTTCGCGTGGGATTCACGTTCGGCCCCGTCCATCGTGGTGCGCCAGATGTAGCCGGTGGCGCCCGCCGCGCCCGCCCGCGCCTGCGTGATGTAAGCGTTGGCCCGGGCTGTTTCAGTCCTAGCAATGAGCAAGGCTTTGCTTTCACTCACCTTTGTTGAGCGGGCCAGCTCTTCGGCCACCTCGCTTGCCCGGCGGCCCCCGGTGGCGGCTTCAAAGGCCAGCTTCTGAGCCCGGTTGGCGGCATCAAGCGGGATGGACTGGATAAGCTCCACCTGCTCTTGCATCAGCTCAAACGCCACCCTGCCGGTCTCAGCCTCAGTCACCTGCTCATTCAGGAGTTTGCCCATCTTCTTGGCGTTGGCCTTGTACGCCCGGGCATTGACCTTTGACACCTTCTCCAGCATCTTCATGCTTTGGCGCCGGGCCCACGGCTCAAGACGTTTTGCGTATTCCCGAAGTACCCGCTCCATCTCGGCGGACTGTTTGAGCTGGTGGCCGTCCACGTGCTGCTCAACGATGTGGCCCGACACCATGCCCACTTTCTTCAAGGCCCGCATGAACTCGCGTTCTGCCGATGGGGGAGTGCGGAATGCGTTTGGCTTTTTGAGCGCCATCACTGCACCTGGCTATCAACCTTCATGTTCTTGAACGCTTCGAACTCCGTGCCCGTCTCAAGAGCCTTCACACAACTGTGGGCCAGCACCATGCCCCAATACTCAGCCAGCGTGAGCTGCTCTTCAGGCGTGCCATCGTGCAATCGCTCCGTGTCGCCTTCCAAGTTGAGATAGAGCCTACCATCATCTGTGTCCGCTAGGACAATGAAAAGCTTTTTCACTCAACACCACCATTGGATCTGAGCCAATCGCGAATGAACGCCTGATCATCGGTGGCTGTATCCTCGTTGGCCCATGCGTATTCATCAGGGTTGACCGGATCAGCATCTTTGCTCTTCTTGCCCCGGCCCTCTTCACTGTAGCCAATGGCAAGCGCTTGCTTCTTGCTGGTCACCTTCTTGCCCGATGAGGACTTGAGCGTGCCTTTGTAAAACTCGCGCATTGTGCCCGGAATGCCTGGATCATTCACTGGAGCTTGATCTTTGCCTTTCTTCCTCTTCTCAATCAAATGTTTTGCTCTGCCCACGGCCGTACTCACTCCTGTAAAGTTTCCTTCTTGCTCCTCGCCATTGATGTAAAGCTTACTGCCTTTCACCATGATCCGATGACCCTGATACTCTTCGTGATGGGTTTCATGGCCCTCATTGCTGCCATGATTGCCAAGCGATCCGAACTGCCCATTCTTTGCCCGTGGGTGATCGCTCTCTTTGAAGTTGCCCGCATCGCCAGACCACCAACGCTTGAAGCGCTTCCAGAACGAATCACCCGTTGCATGCTTGGCAACCACTTCCGCATCACTCTGGCCTGCACCACCTTGCACATGCTCCCGAACGGTATCGGCATCGCTCTTCTCGCCAGGCTGTTCAGCGCCCTGGACATGCTCTTTCACAACGTCAGCATCGCTCTTCTCCCCACCTTGCACGTGGGATGCGACAATCTCTTGCGGCGTTGCAGGCCCGGCACCTGGATCGCCAGTGGTCTGAACATTGATGCCAAGCTCTTCGGGGCTGGGGGGCATCATGGCTTCAGCTTCTGCAATCTGCTCATCCGTGATGTGCGTGAAAAGTCCGTGTGAGCCCGAAGCCTGTTTCAGCTCTTTCATGGCGGTTGCCGTGTCGATGCATCCAGCCTGCTGGGCTTCAAGAATGGTGTCGGTGTTGAGCTTAGCCACGTTGGCCTTATCAAGCGCACTCATCTGCCAGAGCGGCGTGAACTCAAATCCAAGATCTTTCGGGGCGGGCCTACCCGTGAAGGATTGCCACGCCACTTTCAAAATCTTCTCAAGCGGGTCACGCATTGTGGATTCTTGTTTTTGCAGGATGCTGTCATAGTATTGCCTGATATCCGAATCACCCGTGGAGTTGAGCCCGGCAGGTGAT